GCAGCAAGTTCCTTTGCAACTTCTTCACAAAAGGCTTGAAAATCATCCCTTTGTAGTTTATTCAACTTTTCTTGAAGATTTTTCAACTGTCTAAAGTCACAACCGCCCCATTTTCTTGCCATTAAGCCCACCCCTTAAATAATTCCAGGGTGATTTCTTGATGATTAGTATAAACAGCAGGTTCACCACTCTTTTCATAATCCGCTGTTTTTCCATTTTGGATAACCCTTATTTTAGAACCTGCTGGAATATCAACTTCATTGGAAATAAACAGTTTTGTAACCTGAACAACTTCAGCAACATTTTGATTTTCCAATGTTTGCTTTATAGTTGCAAAAGATAGTTTACAGGGCTGGTCTGTATAAATTGGAACTTCTTCAAATTCAGTTCTTTTGGTGATTGGATTTAATCTTTCTTCCCTGATGAAAACAGAACAGGTTCCTTTCCACAACATTTGAAGTGCTTTCTTATGACCTGTTACCATTTTATACACCTGTAAGCAGCAAATTTTCCTTTTCCATAATTCATCAGGTATAAAATCAATTCATCCAATCTTTCTTCAGGGGTTTTACTACCATCACCAATAGCAAAAGTTACACTTGTGTCACCTTCATGAATTTGCTTTACTGCTGCTTCTAAATCAAACCCTTCTAATTGTCCTCTTGATTTTTTATTTAGAAAAAATTCACCAACAACCATATCAACCGCTATTTCATGAAGTTCTTTAGGAATGGTATTAATGTTGCAATCAGCTTTGATACTATTTTCAATCTTTTGGATAAGGAATTCAATCATCCAATTATCAGCTTCAGTAACTTCATATCCAAAAGATTCAAGCCTTTTTGTTACATCTTCCAACATCATTACCACCCCTTATTTATTTTTCTTTGAAGTTCGCTTATTGACTGTTTCCTTCTTTTCAGGTTCTTCTGTTACTTTCTGTTCAAGTTGTTCCTTATCTGCTCTTTCTTTAGCTTCCAGCTTTTTGAAATATTCTTCCCGTAATTTTTTAACCCTTCTTTCAAAAGCAGTCACTAATTTCACCACCTTTTAATAAAAAATCAGGAGGGTTTTAAGAAACCCTCCATCTTTTAATCAATCTTAAACTGGAATTTTACGATTCTGATTGCTTTTGGTTCATATACTCTTGACCAGTTAGCACCATTTTCTAATTCAGTGAAGCTTGGGAAGGCTTTTACAGTTCCCGCTTGTGGTTCAACCCATTTAACCCCACGAGGGTGTAATATATTAATTCTTCTATTTACAAGAATATCTTCACCAGCAAGAGATAAGCCATTTCTTACTACTTCAGTTTGCAGGATGTCAGGATGTGAACCGTTACCCCAAGCAATAGCCCCAGCACCAAATAAATAAGATACTGCAACACCAGTGTGAGTATCAAAAGGCATTGCATCATCAACAATTACCCTTTTACCCATGAAATAAGGAATTCTTACCTTTCCTTGGGATTCTTCCTTATATTCAATTAAATCATTCTTTGCTAAATAGGTTTCAACTGCTGAATTGAACATTACACCAGTCAAAAGGTCTTTAGCATCACCCATAAGCTGAACTGCATCCAAGAAAGTTCTACCACTTATCCGTGCAGCATTATCAGTTTTAGTTGAAATATCATGCACTTTTTCATTCATATTATCAGCAGCAAAAACACCATCAAGAATGGATAAAAGCATCTGCTGGTATTGTCTACTCCAATAAGCAGCAAACAAATCAGCAATAGCCTTCATTGGGTCATCACCTGAAAGCATAGCAGACAAGGCATTTGCACCATAAGATTTTGTCCATGCCATTTTCCTTGCAACATCCTTGTTAGCAGTAATCTTACCAGGTGTAGTTTCACCCTTATCATCCATAACTTCAGGGTCACCAGTCAAATCATCCCAAAATGGCATATTGATAAGGGTATTGGGACCACTTGCCAATTCATCAAATTCTTTAGTGTTTTGTGCAATACCACTTTGAATTAATGCAGAAAGTTCCATTGTCCTCTGAATAGAATAAGGTGTAAACACTTCAGGTTGAATAATATCTTGAAGTCTTGTTGGTGTTGAAACAACTGTTGTAGGCATATTAAAATCACTCCTTCTAATAATTAATTACTTTTTGCAGCAGCTTGAAGCTGTCTTGCCAGTTCTGGATTCTCTCTTAAAATCTTACCTTGTTCAGTAAGGTTAAAATGTTCCTTTGACCAAGGATTTTTACCAGTAGGAATTCCGTCAATGGATTCCCCAGGCTTAAATCCCTTGAACTGTTGCTTATTTGAAGATTGAATGTTAAAAAGGAACTTGGAATCTTCATTTTCCTGCAACTGCTTAATCTGTTCATCCAATCCTTTCACATTACCATCTTCATCAAGTTCAACACTTTCAAGGTCAAGTAATGCTTTGGTTGCTTTGATGTTCTTTGCCCCTGAAGCAATCAATTTCTTTTCAACTGCATTATTAAGTCTTATTTGCTTCAATTCAGCTTCATATTTTTCTTTAGTTGCTTTGTTTTCCTTTTGAAGCTTTTCAATTTCAGCTTGCAGCCCTTCAGCATCAATTTTCTTTAGTGCTTCAAGTTGTTCATCCCTGGTTTTAATATCCTGTTCAAGCTTTTTCTTTGCTTCATTTACTTCATCAAACCTTGATTTAGGGATAAAACCTTTAAGATATTCAGCAAAGGCATCAGCAACCTTCTGTGCTATTTCTTCATCAAGTCCTAACTTAATTAAATCTTCTTTTTTCATAAATCAACCATCCTTTCACACTCATTTTTTAACCTGGTTCAGTCCAGTTCTGTGGTCTTTTGGTTTAACGTCTTAAATACCAAACAGACGGGATATAAAAATAAAGTATATTACTATGCTTTTCCTCCAGATATAATTTTAAGAATATATTTTATATATTCATCTTCAGCCTGTAATATTTTAACAATCGTTTCTTTATCAACTCTAGTTGTTTCTATAATATATTGAATACACTCCTTACTTCTATGATTAAAGTTTTCTGAATCTGCTTTTTCATAAGTCATTTCAAAAATGTCAGGTTTACAAGGATAAAATTCCCCTTTAACACCTTTAATGATATAATCTCCTGGTCTTACTATGTGTTTGCCCTCTAATGTGTCTATTACACCCATAACAGACCAATCCCAATAAGGTTGTTCTTGTGAACAACCAGCAGTACCCAACATTTCGGATACTTCTAAATAACTGGTAGGTCTTACTTTTGGATGGTCTTTACATTCCCTTGCTAATTTTACCTTGCCATTTTTATCAGGTGTATTCCACTGAATAGCCTCAATTACAACAGGTTTCTTTATATACAATCCTCTGCTGTATCCGCTGCTGTATATTGATTCCCGCCACAGGCAGGACATTTAAAACGGTTCATGGCTGACCTCCTTTGAGTAGTTCAAATATTGTTTGTTGCTGCATATGTATTCTTATGCGCTCCAGTGCCGCCTCGTAATAGTCTGGATCGATTTCAAAGCCTATGTAATTACGATTTGTATTAATGCAAGCTATTGCTGTCGTACCCGAACCTATAAATGGGTCTAAAATTATATATCCTTCTTCGCTATAGTGTTTAACTAACCACTCTATTAAATTTATTGGTTTTACTGTTGGATGGCTATATATTTTTTGTGGTATTGTTCTTGCATCAAAACTTGAATATGAATAATTTTGTATGTTTTTAATTTTAGTTAATTTTTCATTTTTTATAAACACAAGTATAGGTTCTATAGAATACCATATTTTATTATTCATAGCACCCGCATATTGACTTCCAGGTGGTTTATTCCAAACCAAAAGCCTGTGAAAAGCTATATTATTTTTATCTGCAATTCTCATAATATCAGGTATCATTTTATTTGCACAAAACCATATTACACCTAATTTTGATACTCTGTAAGATTCTTTAAGCCAATTTTCTAGTGAATTTAAAAAATAAATTTTATCATCCCATTTTTCTTTTTTTCGTACTCCGTATGGAGGGTCGGTTATTACTATATCTATACTTTCATTGTCCATATATTTCATTCCTTCTAAACAATCCATATTATATATTTTATTTACTTCCAACATTTTACGCTTCACTCCTTTTCATTCTTTCAACCCCTCGTCTAACCCTTACAAAATACCCTCGTGATACACAGTGTTTCCCATATGTTGTTGTATTCTTGGTA